GATACGACTTTTAATTTACTGTGTTTCTTCAGCGCATTACCTCCGACATGATGAACATCTTTGCCATCGCCTTTTTTAACGAGACCTTTCTTCATCATTTGTCTACGAGCATAATTACGATTGACCCTTTTCTTTCTACGAGATTTAGGTTCTATCTTATACTCTCTTTGATAATTACGTTTGTATGCCATTAGTGCATTGTTTCCTTTGGTATTTCTTTTAAATCAGCTAAAGGTTCTGACATGTAACTATCTTGATAGTCACCAAAAAAATTATGGCTTCTCATGTGTGTTTCTTTCACAAGACTTCCATTCTTGATTTTTAAAACTATGAACTGTTGCATAATAATTGTATCTTTATCTTCTTTTTCTATAGCTTTTTTAAATGGGCCGTCTTTCATTATATTATTCCTTTTGTGTATCCACCTGCTCTTGTATATGTTAGCACATCTTTTCTGTTTGATACATCATCAACATAAGAAACATGCACCCACCCAGAGTTAGGCTCGATACCATCCCAACATTCTAAAATTAGTTGATCAAAGTTTAAATTATTTTCAATATATTTTGCCAGATCATAGTTACTAACACCAAATATTTCTATATCCGCCGCCTCACCATTGCAATGTTGTGAGGTAGATTTTGATCCAATCGCCTCACACAAAGCTGGACTTCTATACCCAGAATTAATCATAACTGGTTTTGCAAAAGCAGATCTGACTCTCTCTAATATATTGTGGCACAAAGCCTCCATTGCAATAGTATGGATTTCGTTTGGTGTGTTTTCTATACCTTTTCTTTCTGCTGTTTGTGATTTTGTAAACTCAATTAGTGAAAAGTTATCTGATAGTTTCACTGGGTTCTCCTTTGTAATATTTGTAAGTTTTTAGCGGCTTCGATGGGATTGCCTCCTAAAAGTTCTGTAGCTATTGTTCTACCTATATTATTAGCATTGGTTGTGGCTGTTTGAGCTGGTCTAATTATATTTGTAATAGCAGAATCTTTTCCAAAATAAGGTTTTGGAACTTCAACTACTGGTTTTACTTCTGACTTCAATGCCTCTTCTACGTTTGACTCTTCCAAAGATTTTAAAATTAAATTATCATATATTTCATTTATTCTTAGTTCTGGAAAATCTTTTGCTACATTTGGCTCATTCATTATTATTCTTTTTTCATAAAAATCATCTATTATTTCATCAGAAACACTGTAAGGAGAAAATCTACCTTCAGAGATAAGATCATAATTATCTTGACTTATCTTTCCTTTGTCTACAATCATTTCTCTTATTGTATTTTCATCAACACCCAAGTCTCTAGCTGCTTTTATTTTTGCATATAATCCTTGTTGAAACTTAAATAAAGTATTATTTGCATCAACAAAACCTTGAACTATTTGATCTTCAGTAATATTTGCATCATCTATGAAGCCATGAAAAGTAGTCTTGATTGCATTTTTTTCTCTTGTATATTTTTTTGTATCATAAAAAAGAGAGTCATTTAGATTTGCCTTTAAGCCTCTTATTCCAGTAAAAGCAGTAAATATTTCTGATGGCACATCATAAACGATACCACTATTACTTGGGTTAACTTCCCCAGTTATTTTTTGAGAAAAAGCTTTTCCTATGCGACCTAGTTCAACATCGAACTGACCATCTCCAGGTCCTCTAGCTGTTGGTTTGAATATTGTTTGTTCTAATATAGCAGGGTTAAAAGCATTAAATATGTGAGCTATACTCTTTTTAAATTTAGCTCCAAGTCCATCTCCCTCATCATACACTTTTTGTCCCATGTTTGTTCTACCATTTCTGAATGTAGTATCAAAAACTCTCTCTGCAAATAGAGACTCTCCAGCAAAAGGTTCTCCAAAAGTTTGTATTGCTTTAAAACCACCCGCTATCATATCCTTTGCTGTTGCAGCATCTATTGATCCTTT